TCCAGCTTCCTCCATGACCACTGGGGAGGGAAGTGGCCAACGCTGAAGCACTTTCTCAGCGCTCCCTAAATTGTACCATGTCACATAGAGGAGAGCATGCCAGATGGACTGTTCCTGGCTATTGTTCCTCAGTTCATGTACCTTCCGCAGAACCGGATAAACTGGATCAATGTCCCCGCTGATTTTGTGTAGCTCTGCGAATAGTTTGAACCATGGCCATAGGGGAGAATCCTTCATTTTGCTCAGCACTCCCATTCTTACTCTCTTCATGCTCTGCCGCCTTCCATCCTATTTCCCATATCTTAAATAGTGGTGATTTACTATCATAGGGACAGTCCCACATCATAGCACCTGCTTTCCGCGCCGCATAGCCAGCTATCTGTATTGCCCTGAATGTGCTGCTCATCCCCTCCTCCAATTGTTATAATCCGAAGGCCGGAGGGCTGTGGCTTCCTGGAGGAAGGGACTGCCGCAGGGGACGCTCTGGCCCTCCGTTTGTTCTTTACAATATAGACAGCCCGACGGGGGGCAACCCTCATATGGCTGAAATTTACCTTTCACCTTCACGTGTATCGGTATGCGAAACCCGTGGCATTGATCAGCTGTGCAGAACTCCCGCCCCAGTGACTCTCCTGTCTTATCAACTACGTTTCCCTGATTATCACGGGTATATTTATATTCATAGCAAAGTCCCATAGTCATTCCGTTCTCCGCGCACGTCACCTGGAATCTCCGCAGAGCCCTTATACGATATGTTTCTTGCACTGTCCGGAGTCCCCCAATAGTATCGGAGAACAGCGCCGCAAACTCCTCCCCCCGCTTTCCGGGAAATAGTTGCAGCATCTTAGTTGTCATAGCTCCGGCCGCTGGGGATACAATTTCCACAAACTTGAAAATGGCGTGACGGGCTCCGGCTTTCCCCAACTCCCGTATCAACTCCATGATCTCCTCCGGCTGGATAATTCCGGGGAGAATTGGATTGATTTGGATTGACGTATATATTCCGGCTTTCCTCATCTCCGCAATCACCTTCAGAAGATCATCCAACGGGGCCGCTCCGGGAGATAGCCGCCTGTATACTTCCCGATCCGGAGTGATGATGCTGAATTGTTGATAGCTGTATTTGCTCAGTTTCAAATACTTCCAAGCCCAGTCCGGGGGAACCTGCCGCGTGAGATAGAACAGGGGCAGCCCATAGCTTGTCACGATTTCAGATAGCTGCTCAGTGTTGTGAAATTTCTCCTCCAGTTTCTGGAATGGCTCCGTGAAACTTGAAATATATGCATTCCACCCGAAACGCATTTTGGATAGCTGCCGCTCTATCTTCAAAGGATATTCAGGATCAACCACAGTCACACCGCTTCCCCGATACCCCCGTATACCATTATTGATATAACAAAATTGACACCTCACCGGGCAAGCTCCTCCATAGGGCTGAGTCAGGAGCGCTTCGGTGAAACAGGGCCGCGCCCGCTTCCCCTTCGGCTCCGCTTTTGATTTATACCATCCTCTCAACGGGACGTTCTGGTCAAGAATAACGTGAGGAGCCGGGTCAAGAAAAACTTTGTATGTGCTTTTGTTCTCCTCCCGCGCATTCCGCGTCATCCCCAAATCCCAATACTCAAACCTCCCCCACTTCGGATCAACCCCACCCGGCCTTCTGTCGGGACGCTCCATTTGAAGAAAATCTTGATATTCAGTTTTCCGCTTCATGTTCACTCTCCTATATTCCAAAAGATTATTGGATCATAGCTCATCTGCTCCGCCTTTTTGTACAGCCAGCGCCACGCCTTCAAATCATAAAACGGATTGCAGGGGAAGGGACAGGGGAACCGCACGGCATCCGCATAGCTGTATCCTTCATCAACCATGAGTATACGGAAGCGATCCCCGGCCGCGTATTTCTGGATATACTTCACGAGCGCTTCGCGTTTCCTGCTATACCCCATATGAAGGATCACTGTTGGCTTCGCACCAATAGTTTCTATCCCCTTGATCACCCCCGCCGCCAGCGTCCCGGAGGAGACAGAAACCACCCAAAGCGCTTTATCAATAAGCATCTCCCTGGGAGTATACGCTATCAATTCATTGGCTGTCTCCTCTACGCTCTCCGATAGTTTCAACGCATTGGGCAACATATAACTATTGGGGAACCGCTCTGCCAGATCGCGGCAAGCCCTGTGGTATAGAATGCAGGAGCGCCCCGCAGGTAGTCCAACCAATTCAGCTCCCCATTCCTTCGCTTTCACTTGGGACAGCCGGAGCCCGCGTATATCTTTGAATGAAGGATAATATACCACGCACCGTTTCCCCATCTGCTGAGCAATATACGCCACACCCCATCCGGCTTTGCTGTGCCGGGTATCCAGCACACCGATTGTAGAAGCTGAGACTGAGCGCAGATGCGCTTCAACTCCCCGTATCTTGGAAAATCTTGCCTGTTCGCAGCACAAGTCCTCCCGCTTCACCCATATGTTTTGTCGGTCACCTATCTGATATATCTCAAAAGGAGTATTGGATTTTATCAAAATGGAACTCCTGTATCAACCGCCGTCATGCCCTGGACAGCGCTTATGAATGCGGCCGCTTCGATTGCCCGTTCATTGATACCCATACCGATCCGCAATTTGAACTCCGCCAGAGCCTCAGAATCCGGGAACCGCACCACAATAAAATCACCCAATTCCTTATGATCACCTTTTATCTCAACCTCCTGCAGCGCCGGGGGCATCTCCTCCGATAGCTCCAACCCCTTCCATTTGTTATCGTTGAACCCGGATGCATCTTGATTCAATAACCCTCCAGATTTCAATTGCATCAATATCTCGTCATCCCACTCCGAATATGTCCCGGCTTCATTATCGGAAACCGTATAATTCACTTTGTCCCTCTCAGTGGTATAGGATGACCGAACAGCAGGAATATGAGTCATGCCCAATATCTTCGCCGCTTTCCATGCCGTGTTCCCGGCCCTGATCACACCGTCTTGATCCACTGATATTGGCTTCCTGAATCCATTAAGCCGGAGGAGCGGGGCCAGCTTTTTTGCGGCCATATCATTCTTACGGGGATTCATCGGATCAAGTCTCACGCTGTCAATAGGGACAGAAACGAAATCCAATTCAACGGGCACGTGAGGATATCGGCCCGGATTATACGCAATATGGTTTGCCGCACGTGGGGCCACAGCCATAGAGGGCAGAACCGGATTGACCGGGAGAACTGTAGAAACCGAAGGAAGGGAAGGGACTGAACCGCGCTTTCTGATAGGCATTTGTGCCTCCTGTCTTTGATTAGTTAAAAATGCCGACGCTCTCCGTCAACGCTCCAAAGTCATCCCTCAGATGCCAAAGGTACGTCGCCCGGAGCCCGCTGATTGCTTTTGATTTTCTAATAATACCCAATAGTGATAATGTCTCCGCTATCCGTTCGCACATAGGATGACGGGGGAGCCCTGTGGCATCGGAGATTTCCGCCGTGCTCCATCCTCGACTATTATCACACCACATCACTTCAATAAAACGTCTCCTATCGCTGGGGGTGGAGCCATAGGCAATTCTTCGCACAATTTCAAATTCACGCTCAGTCACCGTCCCCACTCTCCTGAATCTCCCTATCCCGTCCAATAGCTTTGTAAATTGAGTCACAAGCCGCGTCCCCAGCTCTGCGTATGGCTCATGGGTCACCTCCCGCATACTGCTGAATCGTTCTCTCTTCACCACTCCTCTCATCATTGAAGTCCACTGAGCCGCGTCAATTGTCCTGTCCGCCATAGCTGTCGGAACATCAGGAGATATAGTGAAATTATGTTTCAACACCAAAGAGGAAGTGGCCAGCAACTCCTCCCTCATCTCCGATACCCTTGACGTATTTCTCCGCGCCGCTTCCAGAAACGGTCTGCGCCCCCGGATATCTCTGGGGATGGGGGGATAATAGGACAGGAACCGTTCACCCAACGCGGCCATCTGCTCCGCTTCATGTTCTATCGCTGGAGTGACAGCCGCTAATATCCCGAAGTGACAATCACATTTGAATATACGGCCGTTTCCGTAGTCTCTTTCATATGTGCCGTTGAAAGCGCTCCGAAGTATTCCAAATATCTCCTCCCGGAAAGCCGCTGGGAGGGATAGAAGCGCAGTCCAATCCTCAACCACAAGTATTTTCTCATGGAGCCGGGGGAGGAGGGACGGATCAGCTCCAGCCGCCATTATCTGTCCGGAGACAAGTGATTTTGCGCTCAAAGTATTTTTATAAACAATATGCGGAGCCGCCGCCAATGTCCTGAGTGGCTCTGTTTTTGTTCCCCCCGGAGGAGCCACTATGAACATCCAGAGTGGATCGCCCGCTTGACGATTTCCTATAATAGAACCAAAGATCACATCTATCACGGCAGTATCCGGGAGATATAACCACTTCTGAAATTGAGCATATACCTCCTCAGCCGTCAATCCCTCCCCATCCAGCTGCCCCGCATCCGGGGAGCCAGTTATTTGCGCAGTGTCTATACCTTCTGGATACTCGCCCAACTTCGACAGCAACTGAGCATACGCGCCGGCGCCGTGCTCGCTGTAGGCATCCCGCAGGTCATATCCATCCCGGACTTCTCCCCATTGAATAAATTTCACAGATTTCACCGCCCGCTGAAGCATGTTGTATCCCTTCACCGCTCCCCTCCGGCCGGGCTCATCAGCGTCATAAGCGCATATCACTTTTTTGTCTTTGAAAATAGATAGCCATTCTGGCTTGAATGTATTGGCTCCGGGGAGCCCCAGTGCCAGAGTATCCCCGATCCCGTTCACGCTCAACATCTCCGTACATGCCAGCGCATCCCACTCCCCTTCGCAAAGCCATATTTTATCGAAAGCCGGGGATTGATCCCAGTTGAGGATCCCCAGTTTGCAATCTGCTGTGCTCTTCAACGCTCCTCCGATCTTATACCGCCTCACGTCCCATACTTCCCGATCCGTCCCCCTCATAGCATATACGGGCAATGTATACTCCCCGGTCAACTGGCTGAATCCTATTCCGGCCGCCTGTAGTGTCTCAACAGCAATGTGCCTGTCTTTCGACAATTCCTGGAGCGCTGAGGGGAGCGCCGGATTGGATAGGTTTTTATTCACAACCTCCTCCAAAAATGTTTGAAATCCGCCCTCACGTCCGCATCGCTTGCAATCCCACATTTTTGTTTCTGGATTGATGAATAAATGATCCGCCTTCCCGCAAAATAAACAGTCACCAGATACATTTCCCCCGCTCATACCTTTTTGCCGAAATCCGTGATTGCGAAAAGCCTTCAGCGCATCGACAGAAACGGAGCGGGCAGCAGAAACCGTCTCACCTGTGCCCCGTCTTTTGATCGGCATTTATAAACTCCTCCTCAGTCCGGTTTTCTATCCTATCCAACACCACTACCAATTCACTCAATTGTTTTCTGTTGAATGCATGCTTTGTTTTCCCGCACGGAGAGAGCCGCGCCTTGCGCACTATGGTTTCAACTAAATCAGACAACCTAACCTTGGGCCGTTTTATTTTCATATTTTCTCCCATCTACATTCTGAATGGTTTTGCGTCACTCCAACATCTGTCCGATATCTCCCACTCCACTTCCAACGGAACCATGATATGCTCTATCGAAATCATCAGCCGGGATATATCCCGATAGAGAACCGGGCCGTATTTTTCCCAAGTCTCCTCCTCCACTTCAAACATAATACTATCATGAACAGTCAAAATCATGTATATGAGCCCGCTCCAGTATTTCCGGATATACTCATCCACAGCCACTTGGCCACGTTTGATTATTCCGGCCGCTGTCCCTTGTATATAATAATTCAGCCAAGCATAAAACTTCCCGGAAGGGATAGCCAATTGCCGGCCAAAGGGGGTGATTATGTATCCTGTGGTCATTACCTTCCGGGCTCCATCAGTTGCGCAATTTACAATCTCCGGGAACTCCAGGCAATATCTGTTGTATCCCGGCTCCGCCAAGGGTATAGGCATATTGATAGTCTCCGCAAACGTCTCCAACCCTCCCCCGTAGCCCAGACAGAAGTGGCCATTTTTACCTGCATCATACCGGGGCTTGCTCTCTTTTTTACCTATCCAATACGGCTTATAGGAGGGAGGAGGAGCCAGGGGAGGAGTCACTATTTTAAGCCCATTATCAGTTTCATATATGTCTTTATAGAACAATTCACAAGCATGCACGTGGGGATGCTTCCCGCCCAACATCAATTCCCTCATTTTATCGGATCCCGCCGCCTCAATGATCAATCTTAGCTCTATCCCGCTTTGATCTATGTTCAGCAACTTGTATCCTTGTCGTGCCCGGAATCCGGGCCGCGTAGAAACGATGAACTCATTTTTTGCATTCTCAGGCTTCGATACATTTTGAAGATTAGGATTGTCACACGCTTCCCGCCCTGTGACTGCATGATTGGTTTTGATATTCGGATGAATCACGTCATTGCTGTCTGCCAGCTCAAAATACTTCCTGATCGTTCCGTCCCCTTTCATATAACTTCGGAAACGCTGCACGATAGAGAGCGCCGGATGATCACCGTATTGCTCCCGTAGAATTGACATAGCATCTTTATCAGTTGATGGCTGTCCTGTTTTTGTAAAAAACGGGGGCTTGAGCTTTTGCTCATTATAGAGGAGCCTGATGATATCTTTGGGGCTGGCGAGATTATAAAATTCATTGGGCTTTCCGACAGTCTTCAATTGACTGTATACGTCTTTCACTCCCTTATCGCAATGCTGTAGAATATTATCGCATCCCTCCCTATCCAGCATAAATCCCCTCATCTCCATTCGCTGAGTGACCAGGGCCAACGCAATATCGTTCCTGTAATCAATCCACTGATCTTCGTTCTCCCGGAGGAAGGGGAGAAAAGCCTCATACAGCATTAGAGTACATTGACCATCAGTGCGTTGATATCGATTCATTAAGGGCTCCGGAACCTTATCAAATCCATTATAAGCCCGCGCCATCCGTTTCACCTTTTCATCCAACGCAACCATCTCCCCGTTGGGGTCACCGCCCAGCTCCCATACCAAATACTCCAACTGATGGTTCTGGGCGAGATTGCGGACAAATTGACTCATAATCATCGTATCATGCCAAACCGTATTATCGGGGATCCGATACCCCTGAGTCACAAGGAATGAATATTCAAACTTTACATTGTGACATATTTTAGCAATAGAAGTATCATCCAAAAAGGACTGAAGCCGGGGGCAGATATTATGTGGGTTGGTCCAATAGGGGTCACGCCCAGCCCGGATCACTTCAATATTATCCAATTCATGGCCGATACAATAAGCAAATATCCAAGAATCACCGTATGGATTCAATGCTCCGCCGTCGGTATAGTTGCCACTTGACGCTGTCTCTATATCAAAGGCTTTCACCGCTCCGGGGAAGGAGTCCACGCCCATCACAGCTTCCGGCCTTATTCGTTTCTGTCGCTTCATCCCGTTTCTCCTGTTCGCAAATATCATCCAAATTATCAATCCGCTTTCCTGTCTCCGCGCAATAGGGAAAAGGGCCATGCGGCCCGCCGCCAAACCGACAGCAACCGCATGCCCTATGGATATGAGGAAATCCGCTCAACCGATCCATAGCTATTTTTTCCTTCTCCGTATCCCTCCAGCCGCAGGAGCCGCCGGGGGAACAATTGGAGCGGGCCGCACAACCGCGCTGCCCAAGCCGTTTCTCTCCAGCAGATCCGCGTCCACTATTGATATCAACGAGTCCATGTTGATATCTTCCTTCGCATACCCGGATTGGAGCAATTGCTCCTCCGTCACGCCCACTGTCGGATATTCATATTCACCGATAGCTGCGATGATCTGGGCTTTGTCCATAGCATCGTTGATCGTGGCTCCGTTTCTCAGCGCAAATTCGATCAATGCCGATACTTCAGGATCAGCCGGAGGAGCCGGGGGAGCCGGAGGAGCCGAACGTGCCGCCCTCTGGGGAGGGGCAACCGCCGGAGCCGGGGCAGCTCCTGTCTCCGCAAGTCCTTCCATCACTTCCAGGATATCAACATCACTGAATGCCCGTCCTCCATCTGTTCCGGGACGCTTTGTGAGCTGAAATCTGAGCTTGGGCTGGCCCTGTTCTATCTCCCGGCAACAGGCAATGAAATCCGGATGAAAGACAAATTTACTAGCAGCTTCCGAAGCTGCCAAATCAAATATGTCCTCCGGAGTAGCTTCAAAGCCGAACTGACCAAGGAACTGACAGCAAATAACCATACCCACGTCATTCTCGATCGATTGCCAGTCACGGCTTGTATTTCCAGCTTCATCCCCTTCCGTGACTCTAATGATCCGATATACCTGAGCTTTGTCGCTCTTGCTGTATCCGGGCTCATACCGCTCCAGATGGCCGACGTAGATGGCAGCCGGGAGATCACGGAACCCCCCGTTGGCCAGTGACTGTTTTGCGGTCGCAATATCTCGCCGCATTCCCGCTATTCGTTCCTGCATGGTACTCATTAAAGTACCTCCTTTGGATTGATGTGATGGCCCTATTTGACCTTTTGCTTGGGCCGGGATTTCTTGATACCTGTGACTTCAATGTCCAGCCAAGTCTCTTTCTGTTTATTGTGGAATGCCTGTTGGATATTCAACCACGCTTCCTGTGGGCTCTCGCCCATCGGTATCCTGATGACGGGCTCCCCGTTGGGGGTGATAAAATGACCGTCAACGCGGCATTTTGCCTGAATATCCTCATCTCCCCGGATCATCAAAAAGCGCCAGCGCCCGGAGTAGTGATAATAAGCAATCAAGTCAACCACTCCAGCATAGAACTCCTCAGTGGCTCCGCTCATTACCGGAGCCGTGCGTTGAAACTTTGTTCCGTTCCTCCGTTCCGTTTCCTTTTCTGTATTATGTGCTATTACTACAAAAGACAAGCCCAAAGCTGCCACCCTTGAGTGAAGATCCTGAAATTCAGTGTTCACCGCGTCCCAGCTGGCTCCGTAGTCTTTCTGGAGTCCGGGGTGAATAATTCCTTTCACCCGGCACACCGCATCCAGACAGCGCTTATATGCTATGTTTCCGGGATCAATGACCAACGTGTTCCAAGCCTTCGGATCCGCTTCCAGTTGCGATACTATGTGCTTCTGTTGATCCCAACTGGTAATCACTGGAGTGGCGTATACTCTCAATCCCTTCGCTCCAGGCTCATACATGCAAAAAAGAACCCGCTGGCCGTCCTGATCCTTCGCATCCATCTGAGCGGCCAGGGACGTTTTCCCGATACCTTTTTCACCGTAGATCAACCACGTATAATCCGCCAGATTTTCGCTGGGCTCCGTGCGGACGGAAGGGAGAGTATATGCTGACATATCAGCCATACCTCCCCTTGTCTTTACTCCAGACAGCGCAGACAAAATATGTAGTGCTGCCGGGAGAACTGTCGGATTCACCGTAGTTGAACCGCGTGCGGTGATCGGTTGACCACTCTCTCCGCGTCTGACAATTGCCATTTCATCCTCCTAATTCTGAAAAAAGTGCTTTGCGTTTATACCCGTTTGTAGATCCCGTATTACATAGCCTCACATAATCGCACATCTGACATTGAGTCTCATTGTGCATCACGGGGACTCGCCCGCTCATTATTTTATCCACTTGACCTAATTTCCAAATCAATTCTCCCCGGAACTCCTCCTGATCCTTGGGGGTGAAGATGACGGGGAAACGATAGAAAAAACCCTGCGGATCTGCTCTGACAATATCGCGTAGTCTCTCAATGAAGTCCGGGAGTGATTCACCCTTATGGGGCTTGTGGCCGCTGTTCCGAATGACATTCAACATCACCCCAGCTGTTGGCTGGATCTTGACCTCATAAATCAGCTGATAGAATTGTAACTGAAAATCACGTGCCAATGTCTCAACAATCTTATTCTCAACAATCTTCCCTTTTGTCTTATGATCCATGATCCACAGTTTCTTTTTTTTATCTTTATAGTTTGCGTCAATCTTTCCCTTCAACGGATAGCCCATCCACTCCACTTCAAAAACAGTTTCCGAACCTTTGAACGCCTTGCCGTGGAAATCATCTGGAAACGTGTAAATATATTCCTTCATTATAGCTTCAGCCCTCGCCAGATCGCTTTCAGCTTCCTGACTTGTATCGCCTTCATTCGCTAATTTGTCCGCCGCCCGTTCCAACAGCACTTCCACCAGCTCCTCCGTGGGGGCCGCTCCGGGACTGTATACACCTTCAAGTATATCATGACATATATTCCCGAACCTCACCCGCTCCGCCAATCCAACGCTCTCCCAGTGTTGTTCCCCGTCCCCGACAGAGAAAACGCCCATCTGAGGGCATCTCATAAAATTGGTCAAGATGCTCTGTGTGATTCCCTGTTTAGCGGGATGATATTTTTTCATATTTCCTCCTCCGCTCAATGGTTTGAAGTTTTCTAATATTCTCCAGATACCGGGGGCTGCTCTCCGCGCCTGTCTTGAGAATATATGCAGGATGCTGTATAGAAACCGCATCTGGGAAATCCTTTTTAAAATATCGCTTCGCAGTCTCCCCCGCCAGCACTACATATTTGGGCTGCGCTCTCCGAAGGATCCTGACTACATTCTCAGCGCACGCCAGCACCTCATCGGGCAACGGCTCCCTGTTCTCCTCTTTCCATCCATCGCACGGCCGGCATAGTACCGTATTTGTAATATAGACTGACAAAGATGCCAGCCCTGCTTCGTGTAACATCTTATCCAATAATTTCCCCGCCCTTCCTTGGAATGCGATCCCGGTCAAATTCTCAGTCTTTCCGGGGGCTTCACCTATGATCAACAATTCGCAAGGAAGCGATCCCCGCCCGATCACCACCATTCTCCGCCACTGGGAGAGCCGGCAACGTCGGCAGTATTCAATTCTTAATTGTTTCACCAAAAAACCTCCGCGCTCCGGGACAGGAACAGTATTCAACCGTTTGCTCTCCGTGCTCAGTGAGCCAAAGATCATTGCATATTGGACATATGGGTGAATACTGTTTAGTCTCCACAGCCATAGCACGGGCTTTAATAGTTTTCACCATAGCTTCAAAGGACTCACGATGCTCTATTGTCACTCTCATAGCTCCCCCCTCACAGCCAAACCCAACCCAATGGCTTCACGCTCATGCTCTCTCATATCCCCTATCTCCCGCCCCATCGCCCTCTTGATCCGTTGTTCCAATATCAACGTCGGCAATTGTCCCTTCCACTGAGTCGCCCGCACCATAGTGGGCTCCGGGCAAAGGACAATATACGCGCCCACTATCTTTGTGAGCAATTCCAGCGATCCGGAAGCTGCTGAAGCCCTGCCGGTTGGATAGTTGCGAAATTCTGCATCTTCTATTACAGTCAATGTGGGCTGATATTTATTGATTATTTCCATTAATTTGTCCCGCAAACAGATCAACCGCTCCGCACTACCGAAGCGATCCGGAGCCCGTATGATCCCCGAAAACTCAGGGACGGGCTCAGCATCGAAAATCGACCATCCTGTATTCACTCCCGGATCCAGGGACAGAAAACGAGATATCTGCCACCATCCCGGATCAATATCATTTCCCTCGCTGTCCTTCATATTTCCTCCTGTTGTGCACTATTAAAAATCACCGTCATATCCTATCCCAGCAGCCTCATATGAATCATCATTTCTATCCGCCATCCAATTCACTGGGGGGAGTATCGGGCCGTCAAATTCAGCGTCCGGGAGCGCCATTGATGTCATCCCATCGCATACCGTAATAATCATCAGCGGGGCCAACCTAATCTTTACAATGACCGGCAATTCCTTCCCGCTCCTCATCCAATAATACGCTTCGCTTGTCAACTCATCTTTTCTCATCAGTGTGCCTCCTGTAGAAAATTATTTGAATATACGCTTTCCGATAGCTCGCCCCACCAACTTGTTTCGGATCCGTCGGGCTCCCCTCCCGCCCATCACCGAAGTAATATCATTGAGCCTTCGGGATAATTCATACAGCAACCGCACCAGTCCCCTCATACTCCTCCCTCCTGTCGCTTTCTTGCGTCACGGATCACTCTGAGCATTAGATCGCTCCGCCGTTCCTTCGCGGCCGTCCCCCTGTGAATACTCTCATCAACAGTTTTCTCAGTGAGGAAATCCACGACGTATAGAATACAGTCCTTGGCCATTGATACTATTCTATCTCTGCTCTGCTGCCGCGTCTCCAGTCCCGTCGGACTGCTGAAATATATCTCCGTATCCGCAACCGATAAATCCGTGCCGTGCCGGAAACATGCTGGTTGGCCAATGAAATATTCCACCCTCCCCTGCTGAAATTCTATCCTTCGCCGCTCTCGCTCCTCCGGCCGAACCTCACCCCAGACCTGAACGCACCGGGCTCCCCGCTTCGTAAATATGTCATATATGTATCGTATTTCATCGGTGAACGCGGCCCAAATAACAACAGGCTGGCCCCTCAATTCTGTCTGAAGGAACTCCCAGACAGCTTCAATTTTACCCGGCCAAATCAATTCCCCTCTGACAATTCCTGAAGCAATCTGTCGATACCATATGTACTGCTGTGTGCTCCAGATAGTTCTGAGTGCTTCGCCGGAGGGGAGAGAGAGTATGAACTCCTGTTCAACTTTATTGTAGATTTCCCTGAACTCGCCCGGAAGATGAACCTTGCGCACTTGTCGCTCAATTCGTTCCTCCCGAACGTCGGAGCGCTTCAGTGCGAAACAATTAGTGGAGAGCTGGCGCTGGAGCCGCTCCCTCCCCTTCAAACTTATATACCATTTGTGCGCTTTCGATTTTACCAATTCAGCGCCCAATGGCTGTATGAACCAATCGTGAATCCAGTCCCAATATCCCTTATATCCGATAATTGAAGGGTCAAGAAATTTTAGCTGCTGAAAATACTCCTGTTCCCCCTCCGGGGCCGGAGTCCCGGACAATATACCCCGGATCCGCGCTGAACGAAAATGGCGAGAAAAATACTTGCTGACTTTTGATCCTGGATTCTTGAGAAAAGTAGATTCATCAGCAATAACTACGTCCCAGTGAACACGATGGAGTGGGGCATATAAATGACTTTCCTTATTAGTTAAGCACCAGCGGGAACGCTCCCGGAGTCCTTCGGCTTTGCTCTCCGCGTCTCCTGTGATATAGGTCACGCGCTCTCCTGTCTCCCTCAATATAGTCTCCTCCCATCCAAACAGGCAACTATAGGGGCCAGCTATCAGGATAGATTCAGCCGCAGGGCTCATCATCCCGATCCGCTTCACAGTGGGCAAAGTCTTTCCCATCCGGGGATCGACAAATAGGGCAAAGTGAGAGCGCTGAATCATATAGGACAGCATCCACACCTGCCATGGCCGTTTATGTAAAGAGAGCCGGGGAGAGAAAGAAGGCAAAGAACCCTCCCCGGCTGGGCGTTGGGGTAGCAGAGGCACCTGCTATTTCCCCTTGCCGGTTGCTTTTGTCGCCTTTTTGATTGATTTTTTCTTTGCAGTTTTGGTTGGGGCCGCTTTCGCGTCCAGCGCCAGCGCTTCGGCCCGCTTCCGGAGCCGTCCACCTGTGGCGGGAGCCTTCGCAGCCTCAACAACAGGAGCCACGTGCGGGGTATCCATCTGAGAAGCTGGTATCAATTCCTTGCCCACTTTGATTAATCGCTCGATGGGCTCCGTGATATTGTATTTCTCCTTCACTGTCTTATAGTATTTTTCACTGTTGAGCATTGAACGATTCACAGAAATATCCATTTTCACCTGCTTCACGTTCCTGTCCGGAAACTTCGCGGCAACTCTCTTGAATATATCTTCATCGATATATTTGCGTTCACACAGCAATTGAATAGTCAAACCATTCGGAGTCAATACCTTTGCTTTCGGCGCTGCTTTCTCTTTCGGCTCCGCTTTCGCTTTTGACTTCTGAGTGGCTTCCGGGGCCGCCTGTGCGAGCTTCCGCTTCGGGGTTGCCGGAGAACTGGCTGCTGCTGCCGGGGCAGTATGCGGGGCTTCCTGAGTGGCTCTGCGCTTCCGTTTCGGAGTCACAGCCGGAGCCGCAGCTGAAGGAGCATTCGGGGCCGTGGATGCCGGGTCATGGCCATCCAGATAAAATTCACCGCTGGACATTTTAAAATCATCACTCTTTTTGATCATCCGTCCGCATCCGCATCCGCATTCGCCATAATCTTTCGTCGCCTTCATAGTGTACCCCTTCTGCAAATAGTGTTGATATAGTGATATTTTTGTCATCATGATCTTCCTCTTTATTTAAACGGGGAGAGCCGGAGCCCTCCCCGGAGAAACGTGATTATGCTGCTTCCTTATATTCGCCATCCACCGCTATCGCTTGCCAATCTCGCTTGTTGAGCACAGCGATCTTTCCGCCCAACGTCTCCAGCTCCGTTGCCCTGTCATAGCTGTCCACGTCCTGTGCCGTCCGGGTCACCGCGTTGATCACACCCCACTGGGACAGGTCACCACCTTCGACAAGATGCCGGAGAACTCCGCCGCGCTCCTCCTTTGAGAGCCCGAAACTTGCAGCCATAAAATCGATAGACTGAACCGGATCGCGCTCAATTTTCCGTTCCGTAGTCTCCCGGAGTCCATTCAGGATCCTGTCGAAAACTTCCTGCTGAAGCACACCCTTGACCAGATCGCGCACCTTGAGAAAAAATGCATGGTTATCCGCCGCCAGTGTTTCGGAGGAGAACAGCGCTGCCGTGATATCTTCCTCCCGATTCAACCGCCCCGCGTGATATTTTCGGAGCGAATAGTCAGGAGCGATCATGCCGTTGAGGCAAACAAGTCTGTATATAAGGGGCTGGATAGAGACGGATCCGCAGCCCACTTCGCTGTTGGACACCACAAGCCCTAATTGAACAGGATCACCCCTCTTGATCTCGCCTTCGATTTTAGGAAAAACGGCTTTCAGGTACATCTTCCGCTCAGTGAGATCACAGCTTTCCAACTTCGCTCCCGCTTCCGAAATAGAGGGCAGAACCGCGTCAGCCAGTTCATAGTTATCGATTGGCCGATATTTGTCAGACAACATCGCCCGCGCCGAACCATCCAGAGTCCGGATCAATCGCCGCTTGTCTCCCTGTTCCTTCATCCATGTATTGACATTCATCGACAGCAAAACAGGCCAGCTGACCTTCATCCGCTTGTAGTATGGGCCGGGGATACCTGTGAACTCAGCTATCTGGGAGTGGGCCAAATCGGTGATCCCCACTTCGCCTTCCGGGAGTCCGGAGAGTGACAGCCCTTCGGTCATAGTCAACGCATCGGGACGTGCGATATAATCACGCTTCGATTCCAACTGATGCTCCAACTGCTCCGCCAATCCTGTCAGTGTCCTGCCCTGTTTCATCTGTGCCTCCTGTAAAGAATATTGAAAGTGATGGGGTGCCTCCCCTGTCAGCAATACTGTATAGCCAGCTGGCTCAAATATACTTCATCCCTTCGTTCCTTCCGCTCCTCCTCTATTAAAAATAAATCCATATCCCAGTCAATCCTGTTCTGGATCCGTTTCGCATCTTCACTGGAAACAAGTCCGGAGCCCGAACAGCTTTCACAACCGTCTCCCATACATTCAGGGCAAACTTCCTCTATCATATCCGCGCCTATAAAGGCAATCAGGGCCGCGTCAGTCATGAGTACCTCCGGCACGGCAGTGCGCGTTTCGCTATTTTTTCCTGTGCTGTATAGGACAGCTTGCGGAACTCCGCCACGGCTTCCTTATCATCGCCATACATCTCCATATATCCGCTATCCATCGTGACTTCCCGCGCTTCTGCTCCGCTGATACTGTCCGCGTCTCCTGCCGCCATTAGATCCGAAGCGATCACCGTGAACGTCCGATTGATTGCACTGATGAAACGCTGGTCTATTGTTAGTGAAGAATTATTCATGGGGTGCCTCCCTTCGTTTTTTGTATTGTTAAATTTTAGTACAGTGATTGCAAATCCACGCATCCTGTATATCCGGGGCCGGGCCGTTCTCCGGGTCACCGGGATCCATATCAGCACGAATTGTTTTGCCCTGCTCGCCCGGCTTCGCATGCTCACCACAATAAAAACAGCGCTCCGGCTCCGCTTCCGGTTCATCCCAATCTTCAATGTATCCGGAAACGTCCTCATACCGTGTCACCTGTACAGCGCAATCTGAAAATTTCTCTTTGAACTCCTGATACAACTTATATGCCTTTTCCCGATCTGAGAGTGAATTTGGATCAGTGACAAAAAGGTGCTTTCCGCTCCGGGATACATTAATGGTATACTTCATGAGCGGGCTCCTGTCCGGATTTCCTGAGTCACCCTCATAGCGCCCAGATCGACAATAAGATTGGCCAGTGAACCCGCTATCCCGGACAGCCGGGAAGGGATACCCATGCGCCGTCTGACAAGTTTGCGAACCGTGTTGAACTCTGCTTGCTGCTGGCGGGCTGTCTGTGCCTGTAGCTCCGCTGCTTCTATCGCTTCCGCGCTCCGAAGCGCTGCTGCGATCTGACGGGCTCTCTCCGGGCTCTGGGGGAGCCGGGACAGCCTTGCCGCTTTTTCCCGAAGATCAGTTGCTTGTTTGCTCATTGGGGTGCCTCCCTTTGAATGTGGTTGAACTTCCGTCTTATCTAATATACACCAATACATTTCAGAAATACAAGTATTTTTTTTATTTATTTTCACCATCGTGCCTAACCAAATATACAATAATCATTTAGGCAATTGTAAAATTTTATTTCATTGTATATTTTTTTGGCTCCGAAATGAAAACGCTATAAAAACGCTATAGCACTACATAGTCCCCTTAACTGTCTAAAAATTTACAAAAGAGAATAGATAACATAAAAGATACCATTTAGCTGTATAGCGTTTTTATAGCGTTTTATATTTGAACCATAGAAAAACCCCCGGCCCGCTCGGAAGCGAAACCAGGGGCAGGAGGCAGACCAATGTGGTCTGACCGGGAAACTATAATTTCAGCCGTGAATCATCAATAAGATCCCGGAGCCGCGCTGCCGCTCTCCGGGCACCGAATATTGATAGTATATCCGCAACTCGCTCCGTCACCGCATCATAGCTGATCAACAATCTTCTCACATCAATCCTCAATTCTTTGTCCAATCCCTTCTCGCCCCATTTGTCTGTGAATAAAATAGTCTGTTCTCTCGCTTCCTCCGCAGCTCTCCGAAGGCCCAAAAATATAGGAAGCGCAGCAAGTATCGATGCTATCACACCAGCGGCCGCTCCTCCTCCGATTTGGAGTACATTGCTCCAATCCATATTTCCTCCTATCATGGTTTTATCCACATAATCTGATCGCTCCCAGTATTTCTACAATCTGTATGAAGCCAATCCACATCCAATTCGACAGCAGTGATAAATTGATACGCTGAAACGCTGAGATGCGTGCGGATATCTTCCCGGACTTCCTCCGCTGTAATTCCCTCTATAATCATATCAGTGGCCCTGGAGCACCTGTGCTGCGATAGGGGGGAGCCCTCCGAACAGTCTGGCGGCCGGAAACCACTATATTTGCGTGGCCCTCCCCACCGCCAATTGTTTATCCAGATGCGCCGTTTCTCCCCAGATACGGGCCAGCGCTCCAGTTTAGAGGCACTATTGAATCGCTCCCAGATCGCGTCCGCCGTCCACGCCTGTCTCGCGTCCACCCACCAAAGAGAACTCTCACCGTATACTGAATATATCTCCGGTGGCACCAATTCATATATCCCGTAGTGGTTGGGCTTATAGACCATCTGAGTCATCTGTCGGAGCGCTCCCGACACCAAAGTGGTATCAAGATTATGGAACCTGGCCGTGAGCAAATCGTGTTCCTGAATCATATCCGCTGCGTGAGCCGCCGCTGTCGGAGTCAACATCAAATCCCCCTGTTTGTATACCACTGGAGAAGGGTCAAGCCCAGATGTAGAATCACCGCACCCATCCCGGCAATCACCCAACGTATCATGACACTAATCTGCTTTCTCAACGGAATAACTCCTTGCTGCCATATTTCCCGCGTCTTATCCCGGATATCTTTTTCATTACGTTCCAAGCGCCAGGCATGCTCTGAATGTTCATTACAATCATTAGCCATTAAGTACCCCATTCACTGCTCAAATCCTCAATCCATCCCCGGAAACGTGCCTCAAATTCCCCATCCAAATCCCCTGTCGAACGTCTCACATAATATTCAGATGATATTTTACGCAACGGCACCATCGCCTGAATAGTGTCATACGTTTCACTGCTCGCCGTATCCAGATTCAATGACTCCAGAATACTGTCCGCACTTCCTCCTCCGTCATCGCCCCTGATATCCAGTTGAGTAGCTGCTCCAGTATCCCCTCCTGATCTATAAGTAAATTGCATATCAGCGATCTTATACCAATAATCATTTACGTCGGTGCGCAGTGGGACTGTAAATGATCTTGCGGTTGATCCTATGATCGCAGTATCTTCCAACTTCACGGACTCATTCAAAATAAATCTCTGCCCCTGTTTCACCATAGGAATTACGGCCCATCCTCCCGCCGCTCCGGGGATAGATCCGGATATGATAATATGTCCGATCCGTCTATACAAATCATACCCATCCCCAGCCACATCTGACATCAAATTTGATGCACTATAAGAAGTATCAAATCCGTATTCAGCAGCCGTCATCAATGTAGTTTTCCCCAGAGCAAATACAAATAGGGGCCGGAAAGCCACTTCAACTGTACATCCAGAAGTATTGCTGGATGTGCGGTGAACCGTAATTGAAGTACCAGATTTCCCGACCACCCTGACGTATTTATTTGGAGCAAAGCCCGTACTGCTGATAGCCACAAGATCACCCACGCTGATCTTCGTGGTATCGGTCATTGATGTAATGACAGCGCTCCCCGAAGTCTGTATACCGGAAAACGTAGTGGAGGGAGTGGCGGGCAAGTCCTCAAGCGCAGAAGCGCACCCCCCGACACCCGAACCCGCAACCCAGCTCACCAGAGCACTTCCGGCAACTACATTTTTATAATGATCGCCAGCATTGATTCGATATATCGGTTGCGCATAGGGGCCAAAGGGCCGCCCAATAGTCTTGCCTTCCGTTCTGAAATTCACTCTAAAATAATCACTGCCCCCCGTAATTACTTCATAATTGAATCCAGTTATTGTTCCGAACAGTTCATCATAATACAATCGCTCCGCCAGATTGTCAAGATCATCAGTCACTGTTGTTCCCGATAGATATCCACAATCACTATCCACATCATCACTGCTTAGCGATCCAAGTAAAGTATCCAGAGCATTCAGCGCAGCTGTTACTGTAGCTCCGGTGACAGTAGAAACATTCCCGATATCTGTACTATCCAACCCTCCGATATCAGAATCCAACTGATCCAACGCATCATCCACATCCGTTCCGGATACCCCTGAATCATTGTCTATCCGGGACGCAACCAGCTTAGCATTGATAGCCGTTTCCAATTGAAACATCTGAGCAGGAGTCTCAGTATCCGTTTGGAGGGATATACCCTCACCGCGAATGACGTTGGCTATTTCCTCCTGTATTGCGTTCATTTCCGCGTGCCTCAATTGCGTTGCGTCATAGCTCCCTCCCAATTGATCGCGGTATATATCAACCGTTCCGTCGTATTTTCCCGTGGCCGTGGTTTTGCTGTCCGCGTTGGTACACCTGTGCATGATTGTTTCCTCCTGTTTATGGCGTGAATATCACTTGAGTCCACGCTGGTTTTATCTTATTGAATACGCATTCCATCAGGCTCCTATTTCCTCCCGGATCCGATACCACATCAACTACCCACTGATATTGAACGCTTGATGAATTTAGTCTTGAATCATCAATACCGTCCGGAGGGGGCATTTGAGTGACTCGCTGAATCCTTCCATCAGTCTTATGTCCTGTGCGGAATAAATCCCCGCCCGATACATCTGATATCGTGATAGTGATGCCCAGCCCTGCCGCGTAATCAATAAAGAATTGACTGCTGAGCCCTGAATAAGTCAAATATATTTTTGTGTGAACATTGGCTTGCCTCTGGGCTGTCGTCAATGAGGGAGGAGTACATATATCAGGCAACCCTGCTATCCGCTCCCAGTCCGATAGCAATTCAACGGACAGTCCGGGGACGCTTTCCCGCTGCAACCTAACCACATCAGCTTCAAAACGGGATAGCTCCGAAGCAAAGCAAGACAATAACCGCCCCAACCATGACGTTTCCGGGCTCTCCACCGCTTCCCATATTGTCCCATCAGTTTGGATACCGTATAACTTTCCATTAAGGCTTTCCAATCCAGCCATACCAATCCCATTGGCTGTCGGGGTCAAAGCCGATATCTGATAATTGAAATTGGAATCAACTTCAATTAGATATGATCCGCCTTCGATAGTTGGAGGAGCGCCGGAGATAGCCGCCATCGTCACACCATATAATTTTCCATTATGTTCCCGGAGAAAATGAAGAGAACTATCATAATCCAAATAGGGAGAGCGGGGCAATTCTACAATTGAAGCCCCATCCCAATATCCGATCCTTGCATGATCCCGTGTACCGACAAAAACAGAACCGTTGAAGGCCCTGAGCGCCCATCCACCTATAGTATCCATCCACCCGTCCTGAAGCACAGTCCACGTGCCAGCCGCGAAATCCCACTCAAATAGCGCCATACTCTCCGTCACTCCGTATAACTTATTGTTGAGTATATCCATGTAGTGTATGGTCCATTTCCCTGCCGCTTGGGGGAGAACAGGAGTCATTGAACCTGGTGCCCAAATATCATTCTTCAGAAGGAGTCCGTTGGGATATGTTCCGATATAAAGAATTGGTTGAGGGCCGGGATAGAAAGATGTGCGAAGGGAAAAAAGATCAGTTTGACCACTGGTCATAGGAGCCTCAACTGACCAAAAACCTGAGCCGGGAGTATGCTTCAATAGTGCTCCTGTTCTCCCCGTTCCCACCATTAAATACCCGCCATAAGGCTCCAGCGCATAGATCAATTCCTGCCCCAAATAAGTATCTGCCGCAAGGGATATCTCCAACTCCGATCCGAACCATTGCCATAGTCTCCCTGTTCCGTCTGTGTGACGTGTCCCCATCCAAATACGGCCGCCATAAGTCTGCGTGACCATGACTTCCAACCCGGCCGGAGCGCTGGAGGGAGATTCAGCAACCTTCACCCAATACCGGGGAGTCACCGCCAAGCACGGAGCGATCCGGAGCCGATCCCATAGCGGCCCGCTGGGCAATAGCCGTCGGAGCATTTTCAAATACTCTAAACAGGAGTATTTTTGAGACGGCTCAAATTCTTCATATGCCATATTTTTCTCCGCCTATTAAATCAAAGTCCAGAATACATCATCCAAAACAGGATATTCAAAACCTGTGAAAACGATATCAGCCAAGGAGACAGGAGTGCCGGCGACAGTGATCTGCGTGATCTCATAATCCGGAATGCCTGATGTTGATATAGCGTTATTCAATTGACTCCAAAGAATTGTCCCGCCGGGGGCCGCTTCGCTTCCGAAGAAATCCGACAGATTAGATTCAATAGCGTTTTCATACGGGGTATAATCAGTATCAATCTCAATTGTAATATCTATCAACTTACTGACAATAGGCTCAATTGCTGTCCCGGCCGTGACTGGCTTTTTTGCATTCACGTTTGTTTCTACGGCAGACAGGAGAGCGGGAGCCGGAACAGGGTCAACCCCCAGCGCCTTCGCTACTATTGACACCGTCCCCAATGACGGATTATTCGGGAAGGCCCAAGCATCCGCCACTCCAGACACCTCCCTTGCCCATCGTTCAAAATCATCAGCAGTCCCGCCCATAGGAGGAGTAGATATGCGCTCAAATATCCTTCCGGCCAAATCGCTGTCGCTCTCCTGATCCAACCCCCCGGCCATTGATACAACTTCAACTTCAGTTATTTCACTCATCGGCTCTATCATAATCAATACAGTGGCTGCCGTTAAATTTCCCGCATCCCCCGGCTCCACAGCTTCGACGGCCAACGTGAGAGTCCCGGCCGCTATTATTCCGCTGGCTGTAGTTTCTAATTCAACTCCATCTTCATCCACCACCAATGTCCCAGTCGCAATACTCGCCCCATCAACTCCAGTGAATGTGATTGTGCCTGTTGCAAACTCAGCCGCCTTCCGGGTCAAGCCCCATCGCCGGGCATGGTTGTCCAATTCGCTTTCCTCCGCTGTATCATAGAATAGCTGTTTGGCAAGCCACTGGAGGAGTCCATACAGAAGGTGGATTGCTCCCGCAAATACTCTGGCCAATATCCGGAGGAGCCCCACAGCAAGCAACGGGACAGTCCCAGTGAGCCGCTGCTCCATATCCGCTTCAATACGTTGAATAATCGTAATCAGTGTTGGTCTGGTGAACGGCATAATATTATCCCCTTCGTATAGTCTGTGCTTCCCAATTTAGGAAATATCTATAAGTAAATTCATTTGATTGAGTGACTCCTGGCCGTACTATGCGGATGGACAGGAACAATATTTGAGAACTGTATTTGGTTGCGGTCACGTCAATCTCGCTCGCCACTTCCCCGTCCAACATCCATTGAAGTGCCTCAAGACAATATTGACGAGATAATGTCAATACTTCATTGACATCTTTTCCCCTCTGTAATAACCAAAGCCTTGATCCAAATTCTATATCACTATCCAATACGGCCCCCGCCCACCATCCACCCTTGCCCCCGGAGTCATCTGGGAGCAACCGCTCATCATTCTCTCTCCTGTCGGAGAACAGAGATATGAGCACCGCTGTCTCCAGCCCTGAATCTCTGGCAGCGTCCCGTAAAGTCATATTGATATCTCCGTACCCATCCAACGGATCAAGAGTCATCATCATATCGCCTATATTTTCAAAATCCATATCAAACCGCCTTCACTTTATTCTGTCCAGCGTCCGTGATTTCCACATCAAAAGTGATTGTGCAAGAAATAGGAGGAGAGCCGGGATTGGTTGCCCCTGTCGTGGTCACCCCTGTCACCTTATCCCCTAATCTCATCACAGCATCCCCTTCAGTAGTCACCGCTATTGCCGTTGCTAATATCTTCGCACTGGTGACAGTCCCCGGAGTCACCGAACCGCAAGGAGGAGCCGGAGCCACAGCAACCACATTGGCTACACTAAATTCAATTTCCTTTTTGTATACTCCCTTGCCCTCCGCTTTCATCACCGTACTGGGGACGGACAGAACCGTAATCACCCCCGATACCCCCGGAGTGATTATGGATAGAGTGCAATCTTGATTGGCTATAAATTCTGACATTAAGTCACCTCAAGATTAGAGCCGTTGACTGTGAATTTATCCGTAGTTATATTCACTTCAGATCCGGAAGCTATGATGGTGATATTTCCTCCGGCCGCTGTGATCTCAATTCCGTCATCTTTCAACTTGATCAGGCATCCGCCCTTGTTATATAGAGCCGTATCACCTTCATTATCCAGAGCGGGCCGCCCATCCGCATTATCCGTCGAAACCAGCAAGCCCTGTTCCCGATTTCCTCCGGGAAACAGGACAATGCCCTGCGCCCCCGTAACTGGCCAGGATGCCATGCCGTATGCTTGGAGAAGGGTGACTGGTTTATCTTCCCCCGACAGCAACGCCACGGTCACTGTGGGCAGCTTTGTGGCCGTGTCGATGCTCTTCACGACGGCTTTCATAATCATCAGCGCAACACGCTTTCTGAGCGGAGAAATCCAACGCTCAAGCATATTCAATGTCCTATCATTACCAGCCATAGCCGTTCGCCGTTCCTGTTCTGACTTGTTTTTTCACCAATGCTTTATAAGCATCTTCACGTCTCAACTCAATGATTGTTCTCGATCCCTCACCGATAGATTTGGAGTAATTGACCGAAGTGATCAGCATCTTTCTGTCCGTCAACTGTAGCTCAGGAATATTCACCGATACCAATCCATTCAAAGGCCAAAGCCTTCCGCTCCTCTGAGCCCAACCAGCAACAGTCACGGTCACTTGTGATGACTTCGCCGCTCTCACCGTCGCTTCCAGATCAGCCCGATTCTGCGCATCAGCAGTGTTCACAGTTTTTTCAGCAACTATCAGCTTCGGACGGAAGCGCTTTGATGCGATGATAGGATCTGAGGATGAAGCCTTGACTGATACTGTATTGCTGTTCCATCCGTCCCCTATCTCCCGCGCCTGTCCTTTCACTGTATAATCAGAGAACCTATCTGAATAATCAATAGCAGCTGACGCTTCAATAATATTCTCCCCCGTCACCAGTTTATCGGTTGCGGGCTCCCCCTGACCTGGGCTGGTAATCAATAACCGTCCCCGCTCATCAGTTAAAAATAGTGCTCCCTCAAATTCATTCGCCCGCGCCAAAGACTCAAAAGGACTCTCCCCCGCCTGTATGGTATGGGTAAATTTCTCAGCGGTCTGCCGCTCCGCAATCACTCTCACATCAAAAGGAGCGCACAGCGCACGGGCCAGTGTTGTGACTGTGACTGTATTGTTTCTCCAAGTCCCCGGCTCATTCATAGCCGAACAGTCAACCAGATCCGCTGTTGTATCCCTTCCTGAAACTGACAGCCCTCTGGAATCCTGTTTAATGGAGGGGCTGATGCGATCGATCAACCCGCGCATCACGGGAGTATTATCAATATCAATATCAGCTTCAACATTGGGAGTGATTGGCCATAGCTCTGGAGTGAAGCCATCTATCAATTCCAAAGAAAAGGAACCGCAAAGAGACTCAATGGAGCGGGAAATACTCGCCGTTTTCCAGCCAGTATAGTTCACCGTTCCTATTCTCAGATTGACTTCAGACACTGGTCAATACCTCAATTTCCTGTCCTCCGGGGATAAATCCGGGATGATCAATTTTATTCCTATCAATGATATCCTGTTCCGCATCCACTGTTCCGTATAGCTTAAAGGACAGCACAAGGGCCGGGACGGACTCCGGAGGAGTCAACGTGGTGAGCCGGGCCAATGTAGTGGCACGCTTTTTCAAATCAGCTATCACTGATGCTTTTAGATCGCGGAAAGCCGCCGCAATATCTGTCGGAAGATCATTCAAAAGCACCCTATTGATCTGGCCCACTATAATGTCTTGGAATGCTTCCGCGTCATCCAGACTGCTGAAGGGCATCACGGACATAAAACCAGCGCCTGTGGCTATATTGATTTGCTGAATATACGCGGTCACCGCGTCCGATTGCTCGCTGGTGCTTGTCTCCGGCTCCCATTCAAACATAGATTTCAATTCATCGAATTGATCCCTGCTATTCAATTCAGTCGCCGGATTTTCTTCATTGGCAGTATCGAAATCATTGCGATCAGAGGGAAACAATCCATCAGGGAAAGATCCAAACGTCACCAAATCGGCCATCGCTTCAGCCAGATCATCTGCGCTTTGAATCAGTGTATCGATATCGGCCAGAGTCCGTTTGACCATCTTCCCGTATGAAGCAACAGAAGCAACTATCAATCTATAATCCTCAATGGCTCCTATTGCCGATTGAACATTGGTGCGTATTTCTCTGAATTTATTTACCGGGATACGGGTCAAATCATAGAGAGCCCTGAGCCCGGCCCGCGCCTGATCGATGACGGATAGCTTGTTGGTGGCGTTGGAAAAAGAAGTATTCACAAAAGTTGAAGGGAACAGGAGAGAGCCAGCTTCGACAAAAGCAATCTGAATGCGCAGTATCCGCGTCTCCTCCGTACTATCCAAAGTGACAAACCGGGAGCACAGCACTTTCAATATCCCGTAATAAGGATGAATCAATTCACCTGCCGTGGATTGATCCTCACAAGCGCTCTGAAGCCTGTCCCGCTGTTCCATATACATATCACCAAGCAAATATCCGTCTATCTGATAGTGCTTCGGTTGCCGCCCCAAGTCCTCCGTATACGGCACGTCACGTTGGGGAAACTCATGAGTGATCATTCGACGGCCGAACGTGTTATTGGCCGCATTCACGTAAAAAGAAACACCGCGAAAACTGGCCGGCAATAATCTCTCTTTCCATCCCATAATACTCTCCCCTATAATCCCGGAGCCCACATCAGGCCCGTATCCGTTTTCAACGATACATCAGCACCGCTCTCCCGTTTCGCTCTCACTGGGGAACCGTCCTTGCTCTGAACCTCCACAAGCACGTGCGCATTATTCGTATTGACTGAGCCCACTGTTGCCGCGCCAGCTGTCGCCGCCCCCGTCTCAGCTCCCTCCATCCTGAAGCCCTCCGCCGCCAGTCTGAAATGCTCTGACAGTCCCTTCCCCAATAGCGGGATTTTAGAGAACATATCAGCCAGCGCTTCAGCTATCTCCGCAAGAAAAAATTTGAAGGTTTTGAAGAAAGTCATTTTGCTCTCAAACGCACTTGTCAACGCTTCCCAATTGTCCGCTATTTGCTTGATGACGTAGATCCAAATAAATAGCGCAGCTATGATCAACGTGACGGGATTGAGCAACGCCAACTTCGACAGTCCCATGAATATCCGGAAAGCCACAAATAGGAATTTGAACCCAGTGAGGAGCCAACCAAATATCTTCAATAGAAATAGAAATACGGGGGCCAGCTTCGCCACACCAATGAAGATAAATCCCAAAGATGCTATAAACTTTCCCACCACCAGGAGTATCGGCCCCAAGATCGCAAGGATCCCCGCAGTAATCATCAACCATCTCTTTGTCTCCGGGGACAGCTTCTGGAATCTCTGGGTGAGAGCGATTAATTTCATAGCAAGTTTTGTCGCCGCTTCCAGCAGTCCCGCCTCACCCATAGATATCGCCAGCTCCTCCGCCGCGCTCCGGAGCCGCTTTAATTGGCCAAATAAACCCTCTTGCCTGATCTTCGCTATCTCCGCAGCCTTCCCGGTGATCTTCGTTTTCTCCGTCAAATCTGCCAGCGCTCCGGATCCCTGTTGGACCAGCGCAGCCATCCCAGGACCTGCCCGCTCTCCAAATATCTCCAGCATATCCCCGGCTGAAGCGCCGGACTTCTCCAGCGCTCTCACCACGTCGATTATTGATTTGACATTCCCTCTGCTGTCCAGCACGTCCTGTTTTCTGATCCGTAGTTTCGACAATACCCTGATTGCTTCGCGGGAGGGAGTAGCCAGTTTGGAGAGCACACCGCGCAGTGACGTTCCCGCCATACTCGCCTGTATACCCGCATTGCCCATCAATCCTATTGCAGCCGCCGTCTCATTAAGGGAAATATGCATTGCGTTAGCAACAGGAGCAACGTATTTCATTGCCTCCCCAAGCTGAAGCATATTCGTATTTGTTCGCGTAAATGTATTGGCCAGAACGTCATTGATCTCAGTCAACCGCTCCGCTCCATACCCGAATGGGGTCATGATATTAGTAGCCAGATCAGCCGCCGTCGCCAGATCCGTCCCCGCCGCAGCAGCTAATTGAAGAGTGCCGGGGAGCGCCGTGAATGTTTGATCAGCGCTCAACCCGGCCATCGCCAAGAATGTCATCGCCTTTGCAGCTTCGGACGCGGAGAATTGGGTATTTGCTCCCATCTCCCGCGCCCTGTCGGACAGTTTTGTGAAAGCCGCTCCGGAAGTAGTGGTGAGTACCTGAACTTCCTTCATTGACGCTTCAAAGGATCCCGCTGTGGCTAAAATAGCAGCGCCAGCTAGCATAATGGGCAACGTGACTTTTCGGGTCATCGATGATCCCACTTGTGCTATCTTCTCTCCTGATCGGGACAGGTTTTTGCCTATCTTTCCGAACGTCTTGGAGAACTGATCCACGCCCACAATCGGGACGCGCACTGGTCTGATTCCAAAAGCCATTATGATTTTCCTTTGAGCGCTTTCATGTACTCATCCGCAACTTTGCCCCAAAATCGGATCTCCACATCATCCATCTCATATAGTTCCGACGGGGGCCAATGAAACAGAACCGCGAATTGACCCAGGCGTGCTAATCCGCCTGAGCCCCATTTGGCAAAAAAGAGTTGACAACTTCAGATGCTTCCATAAAGTCCACCCCGTCCAATTCTTTTATAATCGCCATCGATTGAACAGTCATACGGGAGATTATTTTCAGCATATCATCAAAGGTCATATCTTGCACCTTGATGCCCATTAAGTCCTTCGCCTTGAGTCTCCGCTGAAATACAATCTCGTTAATCGTTTCATCTTTCCCGAATGGGATGGGCTCCTGAAGCCTGATAGTGTGAGGGAGTGGAAATACTTTTTGCTCCTGTCCCTGTTCTCTTTGACCAGCCATCATCTACCTCCTGATTGATTATGAAAAAATAGGAAGGAGTCCCCGGTGAACTCCCTCCGGTTGATTATAATTCCTCAGCGCTCATTGCCTCAAATCTGACGGCAATTTCCGCTTCCTCCGTAGTCACTGCACCTTCCCCCGCATACCAGGCTTCACGGAAAACAATTGTTTTGCCGTTGGCCAGGGTGAGGGTGAGAGTGGCGTTGGTAGTGTCTAACAATGATTTCAAATCCAAGTCTGAAGCATCTGTGATAGAGCCTTCGACGTAAGAAACTTGCGGCATTTCTTTGTATCCGTGAACCCGATCAGCACCAATTATCGCGTCACGTTTCGGCCGCCCAATATTATACGTCCAGTTTCCCTTCACATCCAGCAATTGGGCATCCTTTTTCACCTCAAGTATGCCCGCTCTTCTGTTCTCATTTGACATTTTCTACCTCCAAAAAGATTGTAAGTATTCCGTTTATATTGTCGGTGATTCCAACAAGAACTGAATAGTGCTCCCCACCACCCTCAATTGATTAATCAAATCAGGAGGAAGGAGGAAATCCAACCTATCCGGATCAGATATACTCCGCGTCACCACCAGATCCTGTTTGAACTGATCGATATTTTCCACCAGTCCCAAGAACTCCCACGTGCGCGCCCGCGCTATCGCTTCGGCCCGGCCCACAGAAGGGGTCATGATCTGCTGTCCCGGAGCCACCATCACTCCGTCATTCGCCAACTTCGCTCGCGGATATTTTGTCAGTATAATGTTTCTCCAGTCATACCGGATATACATTAATGTGAACAGAGTATTTGAGTTCAAATAAGCTATATCAGCCGCTCCCGCAGCGTTGGTCTGATACATTGTAATTGCCCGCTCAATCTGAACCGCTCCCCCGGATGACGGACGGATGGTTGCTATGCCGTCATAGAGGAGAGTATTGCGCTCTGCCAGTGTGAACTGTTCCGTGATATCGGGTTGGAGGGCTCCGATAATTTGAAGAGTCTGAAATGGCCGGGCCGGATCGATTTCAGCCTCAGTGGCAATCCGTCCTCCGGCTCCCGCCGCAATCCACCAGCTGCTTGTCGGGCCGCCCACTCCTAATTTTCCACCGTTCTCCAGCATGATCACGTGAGGACTGTTGCGCCCGTTTCCGTATGACGCAAGTCCAGAGAGAGTCCCGCGCTGGGAGGAGATATATATACCATCAATCATACGCAGGGCACCAAATCTGTCTGCCAACTCAGTCTCGATCAAAGTCATATTGGTCGCATCCTTGACCGATCCGATAATGATATTGAACCACGTATCACCCCAGCTGGACAGGGGAGAAGTGCTTGACCAATCGGGAGTCCCCGTGCCGCCGGAGAGAGTAGCCTGATGGCCCGATCCAGCGACAACAGCAGTGATGCCCGCCGGCAACTCCTCTCCGTCATTATAGTTGAGCCGGATATCCAACTCATTTCCCACTGTTCCATTTGTCCGACAAGTCACCACAGCCGTTCCCGGAGTAGTGGTGCCGTCGCAGGTCACTGGGAGAGAAGTCACGGCAATGATCGCCGTAGCCAGAGCGGATGAAACATCAGCGGCAGCATCTCCGGATTCAACAGCAACTTGGATAGTTGTTCCGTCAATATAAGCATATACCGTCCCTGCTGCTGTAGCTGTTCCGGTGAATACTATGCTTGCTGCTGCCTTGTTTCCTGTCGCTTCCTCGATCCCCTGCCCAAAAACTTCAACCAGTTTATTGTTCTGAAACCAAGCCTGAAACATTCTGTGAATCACGGATCCCGCGCCGAAATAGGTTGCTGCCTGATCAGCTGAAGTGACAGCCGAAATCTCATTGACTGCCTTCGTTCCCGTGCTCAATCTCTCCGCTAAAATTAGCACTTTGTATTTCAAAAGCGCCGGGCCAGAATATGCCCGTGACTCGTCAAATTCAACGTACACAAAAGGCACGCGAATTGTAGTGGGTATTGACATGATTTTCCCTCCTGTAAATGATGATAAAAATATTACTTGTCAGCAGCAGATTTGAATACTGAAGCCGCTGAAGTCTTCAGATTTTTATCCACTGTTTTTTTAGTTCCCAATTCAACGTCTCCCGCTTCCAACCTCCTCATCCAATATGTCGAAGGATTGACGCGCTTGCCCCCGGCCGGAATAATTGCCCCACCACGGGGATCGCGCACGATCATTCCAGATTTGGGTTTGACTATTATCTGCATAACCACCTCCATTGAATATGTTAAGTGCGAATCACAATATCATCCCGCGCTTCCGCCCCCTCCGGGGTCACGTAGTCTGTCGGAGCCTTCTTGAACTCATCCAGGCTTGACGTGGGTTGAATCTCTGTTTCATAATTTATCTGATACGTCAATCGGAGAGCCCTGACGTGCTCCTCAGCACTCACATCAATACTGCCCCACGACGTATTGGTGAGAAAAGTATCGGAGACATAATTGAAATCCAAATACTTGTTATTATCAAAAACCTGTTCCACCTCCGCCGCCCGCTCATCCAACCAAGACTCAAGCCCATCCTCCTATCCGATCCGTCGGATAATATCAATATTGACTGTGAGTCTCCGCTTTTTCCTAATCGGCCGCGCTTTATCATCATCCACTGGCTCATTCTCAAAATAATAGCAAATACAAGGCATCTCAGGAATGAATAGTGGGTCAAAGCGCTCCGGAAATACACGCTGCCCCACATCCACTCCAGCTTTTAGGAGCGCCGTGAGCTTTCCCCTGATCTCATTTCTCCTGTGCTTCCAAGGCATCTCAAATCCCTTCGTTCAACGTCACCACTGAAATCCCTGTCCCGTCCGGTTGCGATGAAACCACGCGCCAACGGGCTCCCCGTATCTCCAACCAATCTCCCTGGACAGGGGGATGGGGTAATTTGCGGGACTGAATAAGCACGTAAGGCTCCCGCCCCTGCACCATCGCCCCGCTGTCAATATCTATCGCCAAATACTCCCTGTCGAAAATCAAATTGATATCCATAGTCACACCCCACTCAGGGCTGTGATATACGGCCGCCTCAGCAAATTCACTGGAACCGACGTGCAGAAATACATCATCAATATCATCCTCCAGCATCTGGAAAAACGGAGAGAGCGGAATCAATCGCACCACCGCTGTCCCGAAGGACTCCCCAGAGACAATTCCAGAAGGGGATATGATCTGACGATATTGTAGTAAAGCCGTCCCAAAGGCTTCCCCGGAAGCGATCCCACCAGCATCATCGATAAATTGACCAGTAAAAACGCTGCTGACTCCGAAGGCTTCAGCTGATACAATTCCAGTGGGAAGTATACTCACGGCTCCCGGAGTCACAGTCACAGCTCCAAAGGCTTCCGCTGTCGTGATCCCGGAGGGGAGTATATCCACAGGCCCAACAGTGATCACAGCCGTCCCAAATATTTCCTCAGTCCCAATCCCTCCCGGCCCGACAGGGGCCGCACCAGGGGAGACAGAAGGAATACCAAAGGCTTCCGCTGTGGTTATTCCTGATGGTAGAATGCTGACGGCCCCCGTAGTGACCAAACATACCCCGAAGGCTTCTGACGTGGAAATACCCACAGCTATGACGGAGACAGGCCCCGTAGTGATCACCGCTGTCCCGAAGGCTTCCCCGGAAATAATCCCGGATACTTCGATAGCCTGGCCCACTGCCGGAGTCCCGAATGCTTCCTGCGATGGAATAGATGCCGGGAGAATGCTGACGGCTCCGGGGGATACCGTAGCCAATCCGAAGGCTTCCCCGGAGGAAATACCCACAGCTATGACGGAGACAGGCCCAACAGTGATCACCGCTGTCCCGAACGCTTCCGCAGAAATAATCCCCCCAGCGCCGGATAGAGTCACAGCGCCAGGGGTCACGACGTGGCTGCCAAGTGCTTCCGCCGTAGGGATACCCGTGGGGGAAATAGTCACCACTCCTGTAGTAATTACGGGAGTGCCGAAGGCTTCAGCAGAAGCTATCCCCGAAGAAACCAAAGGCACTGAGCCCACACTGATCACCGCTGTCCCGAACGCTTCCCCGGAAGCTATCCCGGAGGGAGCCAGC